CATCAGTAAGTATATCTAAATGTTGGACTGAACCATCACTACCTGATATATCTTTCCATAGTGCATTCAACTCATCAGCTTTAAGTCCTTTAGATTTTAAAAGTTTTTCTAAGTATTTGTTTTTAACTTGGTAACTGCCGGATAAAGTTTTGTGAGTATAGCAGTTAGCCCTGTAAGGCTCGATACTAGGAGAAGTCCCACTGCAGATGATACCACTACTAGCGTTAGGAGCAATAGCAAGAAGATTAGCATTACGCATACCACTACCACTAATATCAGGAGCCTCCCCCCTCTCAATAGCGAGTTCTTTAGTTGCTTCTGTTGCCTTGAGTTTAATGTAAGTAAATGCCTTATAGTTAAACCCAGATGCGAAAATTCCCTCGAAAGGTATTGACCTACGTTGAAGATAAGCATGGAAACCCATAGCACCAAGCCCGAGACTTCTTTCTCGATACGCTGAATAGGCACTCTTAGTGAAACCCTCTTTACCTTTTTTAACATATTTTTGAAAACGTTTAAAATTTGCACTGTATTCTCCTAGTTGTGTTGTATCTATTGCATTGTCAATATAATGTTGAATTATATTATCAAGCATGGTTATTAAATCTTGTATAAAGTTATCATCCTTTGACCATTCATCAAAGTATTCTAAATTGACAGAAGATAAACAACATACTGCTGTTCTTTCTTCATCAGTTGGTAAAGTTATTTCAGAACATAAATTACTTTGACGTATCTTTAATCCTAAATCTTTTTGTTGTTTGGGTAAAGCTTCGTTACACTTATCAATGTTAATCATGTAAGGCTCACCTGTTTCAGCTCTAGCATTTATTATCTGCCACCATAAACCTCTGGCATTAATAGTCTTAACAGCTTCATTAGTTTTAGGGTCTATCAATCTCCAGTCATCATCGTTTTGTACAGCTTCAAGAAAAGCATTAGTAATGTTTATACCGTTATGGAGATTAAGATTCTTCCTGTTAATATCTCCACCAGATTCTTTACGCATGTTAATGAACTCTTCAATTTCTGGATGAGATATATCCATGTAAGCTGCATAAGAACCACGTCTTGTTGTGCCTTGATTAAAGGCTAACATCTGTGAATCAACTACATGTATGAAAGGAATTGAACCAGTAGAACGACTGCCATGAGTAGTAGAAATACCGTTACTCCTAATATCGCCCCAATATCCACCAATGCCTCCACCTGAACTTGCCAACCATATATTCTCATCATAGTGAGCAGATAAACCACTACGACTGTCAGGAACATAATTAAGGAAACAACTGATAGGAAGCCCACGAGTGGTACCCCCGTTACTAAGAATAGGAGTGCTAAACATGAACCAACGAGAGGAACTGTAGTTGTAAAGTCTTTGAGCCAACTCAAAATCTGTATCCCCTTTGAATGTTGCTCCGAAGACGGAGGCTCTTGCGAATGCTTCTTGTGCATGTGTTTCTCCTTCCCAAAAATATCTATCTTTGAGTGTGTCTAGACTAAACTTATCAAATGTTTTTTCTTTATCATAGTCTATTTCAATTCCTAAGTAAGGCTTAGTTCCTATTTTATCTTCAATCATTATCTTGTTCCTTATTGTTTACGTAAAGTGCTATTATAGCATAGTGAATTATTTTATACAAGTCTAAATTATTTTTACCATCTTTCTTACCAAACCTCATAGCATACTTCATAATATTTCCAAGACAAAATCCTTCACCATATCCTGAATCAATAATCATATCTGTTGCTTGATATTTACCATTAGCATAATGCTGGTCATAAGTTCTATCAACATAAAGTTTTAGTTGTTTTAAAGTTTCATCTTCTTTAAACTTGTATTTCACTTTTCCATTCCTCCGGTAATGTTTCTTCACTATACCATTTAAAATTATTTTTTTCTGCCCACTCTGCATGTGTTCTTTTTGTTCCATCTTTTCTACGTTTTGCTTGAGGCATAGGAGAATAAGGAGTCAAAAATAAAAACACTAGCTCTTGATTTGGTTTTAAAGATTTTCTAATCCAAACATATTTGTTATATTCTTGGTAGTCCCAAAACCTACCTTTTGCTTCAAGTAAATATTCTTTATTATCTATAGTCTTTACAAAGTCAGGTTCATAGTTATGTTCTACTATATAAGATATTTTATCTAAATGATGTTTCCAAGATTGTAAAACACTGGTATGTAATTTGTGTTCCCATTTAGAATCATATCCTTTAGGAACATCTTTTTCTGTTGGTCTAACCTTTCTAGGTTTTCTGTAACCAACCATTACATAACATCCGAGTAAGTAATACTATTTATATCTTTATTTTTTAATACTTTTTTTATTCTTTTTACAAACCATTTAGGCGTGTAAGCAGAAACCATTAATTTTCCATTACTAAAAAAATGACTATCTTCAGGTAAATAATTTTTAAAATTATCTATATTTACTTTCTTTTGTTCTTCTTCTATAAGCATAGTTTTTAACCATGTAATTACAAACTCTTTTGAAAGTTTCCTTACTTGCTTTGCTTTTCTTTGATTCATAATTTTACTTCCTCAACTTTAGGTTCTTTAACAATCTTTGTAAAATACACAGGACCTTTAGCATAATTAAAAACTCTTAAACCTTGTCCGTCATTAGCATCTTTATGACATTCTATTTTATGTGGACACCATGTACATCCTCTATCTAGTTTCATATTACCTGATGCACCCTCTGGTACAGGGTCATAACAAAGTTCAGGTGGTTCATTTTTTACAATAATTTCTTTTACGTTTTTTATTTTAGAAACTATATTAGGCTTTTCCATGTCATCAGGTATGTAAGTACAAAGCTCTCCTGTTTCTTTATTCATAACTAAGAAACCACCCTTGTTTGTACCCTCTGCTTTTTCATAACCTGCAAGTTGTGCAAGATAGCCAAAGGAATCATCTTCACTTAATGTTCCTTCTTTAAATTTTTTGTATGCATATCCTGATGCAGTCTTTACATCTACTACTTCACCATCAATCTTACAGTCCATATGTCCTTTGATTCCGTTTACAGTAATTTCTTTTTGCATATCTGTAAGCTTGTGTCCAGAAAGTTTAACAAAAAACAAAAGTAAAACCTCAAGTAAATGTCCGTATAAAAACTTAATTTGTATATTGGGTTCTAGTTTTTCTGTTGTATCTGATTGTGTATGAGCATCAAACCATAAACGTCTTTCAGGTTTACCTATGTTTGACATACGTAATATTTCTTTTTGAGTTCTGTCTTGAGGAGTAGACCAATGTCTTAAAGCATCAGCCATATCTTTACCAAACTCTTCATACATTTCTTCGGATATCTTTAACTCCTTACCTTCTGTTAAAGAATCTAAAATTTTGTATATGTCTGGAACTAAATTATTTAGCTTTTTCATTTTCTGATTCCTTGAATGCTTTAATAACATCCGATGAAAATAGTTTTTGTAAATTTACTAGAAACATTTTACTTGCTTTATGGTCTCCACCACTTACAGTTTTAAATGTATCTAATTTATCTACGATAGTTTTAAGTACATCTGTTTTAAAAACTAATGTACAAAATTCATTATCACCAACACATAAATTATGAAACCAATAATCAGATTCAGTTGCTCTTATACCTGAAGGCTTACCGTATGATTCGTATTCTATGCAAATGTTTCCTGTGTTTTGCCATAAATCTTTTTCAGATTTAACTTCTATTTTTTTATTGGTAAGCATCTCTGCTATTTTTTCTTCTCTTATTGTACCATAAGTTAAGTCAATGTCAAACTTTTTTCTATCTTCTATTTTAGGTTTCATATTTTTCCTTGTAAGTATTTAATATTTCTATAGCTTTATCTGTATTTATTTTTATCCATTCTCCGTTGTTATCTTCTGCAAAAAATTTCATAAACTCAAGTACTTTTTTTTCAGCTTTGATTTGATTTTTTACTGTAATAATTTTAACAATTTTAAAATCTTTTAAAGGACAACCTGCTTGAAATTGTGATAATCTTTTATCTGCATTTATACTTTTACCAACTTTAATCCAACCTTTCCAAGCAGGATTAGAGATAATATATATTTCTCCTTTTGCTTTTGACAACCACTCTCCTGTTCCATATTTTTTATCCATATGTTTTTTTAATCCGGGAGCTGATAAATGTCTTTTAGTTTTTTCTTTTAAATATTCACAAGCTTTTCTTAAAGACATATTGTTTTTAAGTATTTCATTTTCAACATATTCTAGTTCTTTTAATTCAGTTTCTATTGCATCTAACAAACCTGTTTCTTGATTAAATGTATACCCAAAATTAATAGTAGACGTTTTTCTTTTAATGGGTTTCATACCAACTGTCTCCTATTTTATATTCGCCTGTTAAAGGACATCTCATGTTGTAATGTTGTCCTGCTTTTTCTATGGCTTCTACGCCTAGTCTTCCTACAAAGTCTGCCTGACTTTGAAGAACTTGTATCTGCCATTCATCATGTATGTTTGCAACAAATTTAGCATCTAAAGTATTTAATCGTATGTGATTATCTAGTATTACTAATCCCTTTTTCATCACGATTGCTCCTCCACCTTGTAATAAGGTGTTGAGTGCAGCATGTTTATGTCTTAGTAATATCTTACGACCATCTAGCCCTTTGAGATATCCCTTTTCTGCAGCTCTATCAACTCGTTCCTTAAGAGTTCTAAGTGCTGGTAGACCAGTAAGAAACCGTTCTCGCAATCGTTTACCATCGTTTCTATTTCCTTTAATGATGCTTCCAATTTTTTCATCTCCTGCCCCGTAAATGAGTGCATAGATGAAAGTTTTTGCCTCATCTCTTGATTTAAGTCCAGCAAATTGTTGGTTAGCTGTGTGAATATCTCCGTTGATAATTTCATTTATATACTCCTCGTCAGCCATATAGTGTGCTAACATTCTTAGTTCTAAACCACTTGCATCTATACCTACAAGCTTATAACCTTCTGGTACTGTCCAACATGAACGACATTCTTTACCATAAGGACTATAGACTGCCGGTACTTGTGCCATGTTAGGATTTCTATGAGCCATACGACCAGTGATAGCACCAGTACTTATAACTGAACCATGTACTCTATTATCTTTTTCAAGAGCTTCTATCCATGAATGGACTTGAGCTAATCTTTTTTGATATAAAAGAAAGTCTGCTATAAGCTTTGCTTCTTTTATGTGAGTAATTTTTTTAAGAGTATTTTCATCTACAATAGCTTGACCTGTTGGTGTAAATTTATTTGGCTTCCAACCAAGCTCTTGTAATCTTTGCCCAATTTGTTTTCTAGAACCTAGATTAAACTCTTGTAATGTCTTTCTCATGAAAGGTTTTCTTTCAAGCGTACCCTCTATTATATCATTGTACTCTTGTTCTGTCAATCCTTGTTTAGAAAGTTCACCATTTTTTTTCAATTTAGGTGTTATCATTTTATCGTCTATCCATATTGGCTGAAATGTTTCGTGTACTTTATCTTCAGTTT